CCGAGCCAGATGATGATATTGCGTCGGATACAAATAGACCGTTCTCATCTATATCGAGAACAGTAACCGAGGTGCCTCTAGACTGCCTTCCGCTCCCAGTACCCAGAACCCAGTACGGAGCCGCGTGGGTCACCCATTCAACTGTCCATACATCCAGGCCGGAGCCTGCTTGGGTCATTACAGAATACCCCCCCATCCAATCTCCAGAGCTTGCATGGCTTTGGATATAAGTCCCAAGATTCTGACCTTCAACTTGAGGGCTTTCTGCAAAACCATGCTGTGTGCCATCGTCCGCATTATCGACAGTATAGTTTTTAGACCCTGGTGTAGCTGATCTGATCCATGCGGGAGCATATTCCCAGGGATCGATGTATGCTGGGTTTGTTATCGGATGCTTGTCATTTACAGAATCCCACAATGTTCCATACCCGAGATTCGCATCATCATTGCGAAGAACAGCAAACCGTTTGCGTACACGAATCAGATCATTGGTCTGCGTGTACGCCTCCTGAATCGCCCTCGTACTAATCTGTAAATACTCCTGAACAAGATATGCTTTATCGAGCGTACCGCTCGCAGGAGAAAGAGCCTGCTCAATTAAATAGTAATTAGTAAACTCCTCATCCGTGCTCCCATACGGAAGAAACAACGGGTTCGCGGAATCAACAATGCCAGCAAGTGTAGCCCGTGGGCCTTGCACGACATAACGCCGGGACATTTTACTAAACCCGGTGCGCTTATCCGTAGATACCTGCGGACGGCCGAGCAGCCTGATTGTCAGGTCTCTGCTCATAGGATTACCAGCCAACTCTCTTGGTTAAACGAAGAGATCCTTTATGCTTTTGAGGTGAGACCAGAGTCCTGAGTCTTTTGCGTGCTTCCTCAGCAATGCGCATAAGGATTTCTCGGTTATCACCATTGTATCTAGGATCTGCAAGCATCTTGCCTTGAGCGATAGGAAATAGAATATCCCAAACGGTATCGGATGGCATCCGAGGCTCATCGGTATCTTTCTCAAGCTCGGCCGGAAGAACATTAGCAAAGAATTCAACCTCGTAAGCTTTATCAGGGATCGGATAGAGATATAATCGAGGAATTACTTTTCCATCTTCTCCCTGATTTCTGCTGTCGAGATAGTACCAGATCGGCCGACCGATCTCAGGCTCATTATCCTTGAATTGTGGAAAGTTTAATCCTCTTCCGCTAGGCGCTCGAAAGTCCCAGCTAAATATAGCACGCGCACGGATCTCATCCTCAGGTCCTTTCATTGGGGACAAAGGTCCTTCTCCTAAGAGCTCAGGAATTTTGTCTACCGAAACGATTTCCGATGATAGTTCTACCCCAGGAGTTTCGGCTGCGAATGATACTTCAAACCGTTTCTGTGCCCACATGGGACGCTTTCCATCGATAGGTAGATAGCATTCCCGGTATGCTTGATTGATGCACATACCTACACGCTTCTGATCGATCGGAGGAAGATCAGCAACTTCGCTCGCGCCCAGCATGGACGCAAGTTGATCCTTGAGATCTAAATATGTAATGGCGGCCATTGTAACATATTACGCAGGCTGTATTTCTTTCTCTACCGGTTGCTTCTTCCGACCTTTGGCCTTCGGCTTTGTGCTTGCGACCTCTGCCTCTGCCAATGATTGCTCCTCAATGATGCGAGATTCGGGCTCCAGCCAGACGGAGAAGAACATGGTTTTATAAAGTTTTCCCTGAGTCCGAAAGATATCATCTACCTCTTTTTGATTCTTTGGCTCATAGGCATAGTGTCTAATTTCCTTATCCCATATGAAATTGTATCGGACTTGGCTCATTCCTTTTACACGAATTGCGGGCGTTGTGCCCATCTGATCTCTCTTACCAATAATTATAATTTTCATGACATTATGTTTATTTGTTATATAAAAAGCCTCTCCCCCGCTACGCAGAGGAGAGGCCAAGTTTTAGGGTTGGATTTGTAGGGAAATCCTAGCAGGCATGTGCCTTACGATTGAACCAAGGACAATCCAGGAACCTGACGAACAACCTCGATGAGTTGTACTGCAGGAACGCGACCGCGAGTGTCCTTGCGAGCAGCCATACCATAGACCGACTGAACACCAACAGCGCTCAAATGAGCTTCGTTGCCGGAGTTTGCGAAGTCGTCGTAGTGGAAGATTTGCTCACCGTAGATCTTACCTTTAGCAAAGTACATAGCGTCTTTACCCATAGCCAATGCGTAACCGATAGGAGTACCGATTTCATTAGCTTGTACGAATAAGGATCCTGCTGCGAAGCTGTCGCTAGTTTTGGTTCCGAATCCAGTAGCGGTCAATGCGCCGGTGCTGTTAACGGTAGCTGCGGATGATTCGTAGCTGTACAACTTGTATTCGCCGGTTGCTGCGTCGATACCAAGGATGTAGTAAGTTCCGCTGTCTGCTGCGAAGGTTTCTCCTCCGCCACCAGGGATACGAACTGATACACCACGGAAGTTAGCCATGTAGTCTCCGTCGGTTCCACCTACTCCAGCAGTTGCGTCAGCAATAGCTTCGAAGTTGTAGAAGGTAGGAAGTAATGGAGAACCTTGGCGTCCACGAGCGGTGTCGATCAGAACATTGTGGTTAGCGATGATGTTGTTGTCCCATTTAGCATAGCTTCCGGAGAACAATTTGTTGTCTGGCCCACGGCTGTCGGCTTGAGTAATTGCTTCCAAGTAGTCTGGGTCAGAACGCAGAGGGCGTAAGCATGCGTCTGGTGCGAAGAACAAGTAACCAGGAATTTCTTGGTTTTCGTCTCCACCAGTGTTCATTGGCTCAGCACCATTAGCGATCAATGCTTGCTTAGCTTCTTGGATGATGTCGGTGCTCAATCCGTCAACATATTTAAGAGCTCCGCTTGCACCGGTTCCGTATGCGGAAAGAACATTGGAGGTAGCTTTTGCGGAACAGATCTGACGCAATGCGTATTGGATCTGGTCTTGCTCGGTACGGGACATCCACTCGGACATAACCTCAGCTGAAAGCTGGTCGATGGTTTTGCCGGTGAATCTCATAAGCTTGAGAACCTGAGTCCAGGAAACTGCGTGACGAACGAGGTCGATTTCAACGGAAAAGGTTCCGAAATCAAGAGTCTCGGTTGAGTTCTTGAGGATTTCTTCACCGCGTACACCTTGTCCACGGATAGGAGCAACAGTGGTGAAAGTCACCTTGTCGGATCCACCTGCGGAGAGGTCGCGTTTTTCGGTAATAGGTTTTCCGCTTCCTTCACCACCGATGAATTTTGCGAATACATTTTTCTCTCTAGCGTCACGAGATACGAGCTCAGACCAGAGGCGTGAGCGCAAATCGGACTGGCTGTCGCCTTTAAGGAGATCTGCGTAAGAGGTTGTGTTTTGAATCAAGTCAACATTGTTGCCGGAGAGTCCAGCAGCAACGCTGTTTGAAGGGAATGATTTTTCTGCCATTTTAGTAGATAATTAAGGGTTTTATTTTCCCCGCTTATCTTAAAGGCTGTGCTCCACCAGGTGACCCCAAGAGAGAATAAATATCTTTAGTATTCATATTGGGAAGCTGCTGAAGTAAGCCCTCGCGAGTAGCGGGAGTGTTTACAGGTTGTGCCGTAGTCCCAGTCGTCAATACTTTGGCCTGTGTACCCATTTGCGGAGCGGTTTGCTGAGGAACCTGGGGAGCGGGAGCGGGCTGAGCCTGCTGAGCCTGCTGCATCGGATTCAAAGCGGCAAATTCACTTGCTATAAGTTCTGGCCATCGTGGTGATTCAAAGACTGCGGCGTAGTCGGGGTCGGACTGAGCCTGCGATACGAAATCATCAAACTGCTTACGATAAACGGATTGCTTATCCTGCAATTGAGGAAATCTTTCGTAGACTCGGTCGCGGCTTTCCATCGCTTTACTGCGATGGGATTGATAAACTTGCTGCTCTTTTTCCTGCTCCATCTGCTGTTTACGGAGAGTCAAGTTTTGCAACTGAAGTTCCTGCTTCATGATCTCACGCTGAAGCCGTAAGGCTTCCGTGGTCTCAAGTTCTTCTGCTGCTTTCTCTACTTTTCCTTCAAGCTCAAGGATTGATGCACGGATGTCGTCAGCCTGTTTATCAATGCCACTGATTGGGTCGGGCTCGGTCGC